TGAAGCTAGAACAGCCTCAGTATTTGAGTTCATCGCTAACTTTGCATTTTTGCGATATGTCTTTTTAAGTGAGTACATTGCATTGTTAATCAAAGTTCTGATCACATTTGCAGATGAACCAAGTGAACCTACAGCGCTAGTCTCGATAGCACGAGCCTGTACGTCAGCATCAGCAGCAAAGCCTAGTGGTTGTTTGCTAGCAGAACCAGCACCTATTGACCAGCCCAATGCTTCAGTCTCAGCAATAGCAGCACCAAACATTTGAACTAACTTGTCTTCTAAGCTGTACTGAGTATCAGCAAGAGTATCTTCATGAATTGGAACCAAAGCACGAATATTTTGTACTTTAAGAGTTTTACCGCCAGTTTGAAGGTCTTGCTCAGTTAAAGTTACATTACCCCAGCTAGTTTTTGCTTGAGAAAGGTGAGGCAAGAATACTTCTGAACGACCGGTTGTACCCATATAAACATGATCTTTTAATTCATTAGCATTATATGCTTCAGCTAAGATTCGATCTGCTAAATCAGGAGATAGTAAATAACCACCGTCAGCATCCGTTTCACCGTCTAAATACTGACGAACCTCTTCTACTTCACCAGTTCTAACATAGCTCATTACTGCGTCAGTGTGACGAGTATCTACGCTATCATTTGCAGCAGTAGGTCTTTCCATCTTAGCTTGACGCTCATTGATCTCAGCGATTTCAGCTTTAACAGCATCCATTTGCTCATTGATCTCAGCAGCACGAGTTTCATTTGCTGTTTGTTGTTCAGCTTTTAAAGAGCGGATCTCCGCTAATAGTTCTTGCAAGTCCATTTTGCATTTCTCCAGTTTTATAAAAATTATTTAAATAGTTCAGCTAATACAATCTTTAGTTCAGCCTTATCAGCATCATTGAGTTGAGTTCTCTTCTCTGTTTTTTTCTCAACGGGTTCTGCTGTATTAATCTCTTCTTTGATATCAATAAACGGCTTTAGAATGTCATTACGAACATTTTCAGGTAGTGCTTTTAGTTCATCAGAAAGTGCGGTTGCGGCTTTTGATTGCAGATCTGTGTGGGCCTGACGCACATTTTCAGGCAGATCGCTAATGTCGGCTCCTGTAACTGTTTTACCAGCACGAAGTGACTTGCATTGTCCAAGAGTGAGGTTTGTATTCATTGCAATTTCATTGATGCTACGACCACTAAGAAACTCGTTAAAAGCTCCTGCTAGTTCATTTGCAGCGATGATTGAACGAAGACCTGACTCGGCTCCGAATAATTGATTTAAGTAGCTCATATACTCGTTACGAGCATCATTGAATGCGGTTTCAGACTTGTTCATCATTTCATCTGATGAATCGTCAGACCATAGAATATCTACTAGTGTTTCGTTTAGTGATGCTCTTATATTCCAGCCTTTCTCTCTAAGTTCGTTATCTGATAATGTTTCACTGAAATTATCAGCCCTTACATCATCTATTGAAGCATTTGGGTTAGCCGGAAAGTTCACAGGTGAGATTTCATATAAGATAACTTCTGTGATTTCTTTAACTCCGTCTCTGAAGCCATTATCTTTTAGTATTGAGAATCCGAATGACATACGATTCAAAGCATCCATTTTAATTAAAGAATGTACGTCTGCCCCCATGCGAGTATCTAGAGCTAGTTTGGCTTCAAAATAAAGACCCACTTCATCTTCACGTAATTCCGTTATAAGGCCGATAGGCATGGCGCTCATGTCGTGATTGAAGAGTAACTTTATTTGATTATCTGCGAATTTTTCTTGAATTGACTTTGCGAAACAACCTCTTTTAAATTTGGTGTTGTAGCTGTCTACATCACCCCATTTACATACATATCCAGAAATGATTCCTTCATCCTGACTACGTACCTCAAAAGAGCCAAAGCTTCTGAATTGTTTAATAGATGGCATCCGTGCTGTTATCCTTTTGTTTTATTATTCTTTTTATTAATTTCTTATGAACAATAAATTCCGTGTTTGAACCCATTCCTTGAGTTTCTATATATATTATACCGTTTATTAAATCTAAAACAAGCATTAATTTATCATTTATTAAAAATAATTCTTGAGTATTATTTAATTTTTAGATATTATTAAAGATATAGTATATATTCGGATACATTAACTAATCACTAATGTAATTAGCAGGAGGAAATAACAACTAAATATAAATAGGCAATACAAAATGACAGCACTTCAAGAAGCACTACCTCACTTAATTCCACAGCCTTTTAACGAAAGGCTAAAGACTCTATTGGCTCATAAAATAAATACATGCTGGGAAGGCAATGTTAAGGGCTTTTGGTTAAAGATATCTGAAAGCAGAAAAGCGGAACCGGGCTTAAGTCGAGTAGAGATAGATATCAGTTTTCTTAGACGGTTAGAAAACGCTCAAATAGCTCTAGAAATAACACCGGGGTATGAAGATTATCTTGAGCCTGAAGAGGTTCAGATTAATCAGATGATTCGTATGTTTCATAACAAAAAGCTTTTGGCTCAAAATGTTCAATATCTCGATGACACTGTTGTTAACAAAATGGATTTACCGTTTATTGATGAAGATTATCTGGCAAAGAAAAGAGCTGACATGGAAGATAATATGCTAATAAGAGAACTCGCTAGACTTCAAGACGAAGAGTTAATCAAAAAAGGATTAGAGCTGCGGGATTCGATTTCAAGAAAAGATCCGCCTGAAGTTATTGAACAGTTTGCTCGTGAATTTAAAAAGGCAGTAAAAGATTCTGGTGATCCTGTTATAAATATGAAAAAGTTGGAAGCTGCTAAAGAGGCTTATTTAAATTCTTAGGAGGCTACATGGGTAGCAAGATAGTTAAATGCGACAAGTGCAAAAAAGAATTTGATAACACAGAAAATGTTGGTCATATAGTCAAAAGACTTGGCTGTGACGGTGCTGAAATTTGGTGCCCTGCTTGTGCAAGCAAATTAAAAAGGAAGTAGTTATGTCTAGAAGAGATCGCACAAGTGCTGGTGTTACATCATTAACTCATAAGCATCTTAACAAAGAACTAGAGGGTAATACGTTTCAGGCTATCTGTAATCATTGTGAGAAGCTTTCTGAAGGCACTTATGAAAGACGGGATTATAGTATCGGAACAACGGGCCTTTCAGTCAATACAGTAGTTGGAGTGTGTTCTACATGTAATGAGGTCATTACAATCCCTCACCAATCAACTCAAGATATCAAAGAAACAATAGATAAGGCCCACTGCGATTTGTAGGTTATATCTAAATTAACTAAGCTGTAGCATTTATGAATGAAAGGAATTTTGGTTTGAGACTTGGTAGAGTAAAAATTGATGATTTGTTCGCAACAATAGATTGGTGTTTGAGAAAAACATTTCCAACAGATTATGATTCTCGGTGTCTTTATACAGCTTGCGCAATATATTCGATACTGAAAAAAGAGGGTGTCAGTTCCATCATAGTTGGAGGTAATGTTGCTGCATTCACAATGTCAATTGATGGGCTTCAAGCATCTATAGAGGGTTTTGCTGGCTCAAATAGCGATCAACCTAGCCACTATTGGGTTGAGGCCAACGGTTTGCTACTCGATCCAAGCGTCTCTTATCTACCAAAAAGTTCAAAAGTACAAAGAGTTCCGATGCCAATGATTGCATGGGAACGGGAAAATGTATTACCCAAAAGTCTCCAATATCGAGACCAAATTCGCTATGACGAAAATGTAGAGTTTAGCTTTCCAGATGATATAGCTGCGCGTATCAGTAGCTTTGTCGATTTGTGCCAAAAGCGGTATTCATCGAAAGCAGCAAAAAAGAAACTGTCTGGTTTCATTCTGTCATCACCAGAAAACTTACATCATTACGCAATTTCTGGTAATAAATGGGCAATGGGAGCTATGCGCTTTCAGTCTATGTCATCAGTGCCAACCATTTAATATTTAGGAAGGAAGGCACTTAATGCTGGTGATACGAACGACTAAGTTAAGACTTATTCAACTAAGCAGTGTTGAACTAAGCAGCCTTATCTCGATGCTCAAGGATAGACACCACTCTATCAACAACATAGTCAAGATTCCGCGCAGCGGGGGATTCAGAGTTTTCTTTGGCCTCAACTGACTTGTCTTTTGATATCAATCTATCTTTGCCGCCAAAGGGTTGATCCCAACCCTCAAACTCTTCGATGCCAAGGCCAAGCTTTTCATTAATACGCTTGAAAGGTACGCCCATTTCCCACATTTTTTTAGCTCGTTCCAACTTGCTATCTTCATTATCAGACAATGCATCAACTTGTGAATAATCAGGAGCAATGTATTCACCGTTCTTCAGCTTGCCGTTGTTACGATAGAACTTGTTGTAGCCCTCACAGATAGTATTTAACAGTGGCTTAATGGTTTGCATCCAGAATATCTTTTTAGCCTCTGAGTAGTTGTTGTACGTACTAGATTCCATCGCTCCGGCTAATACAGCAGGTACACCAAATATTGCTAAGATCTCGTCTCTGTTCCACTTACGAGAAGCTAGAAAATCCATTTCTTGCTGTGTTAAACCGAGTCTCTCTACTTTGGTCTCGCCACCAATAACCATTGGTCTGCCAGCATTTTTTCGACCACGGAACTTCATCATGATCTCTCTTAATAAAGACTTTTTCTGTTCACCAGTTAAAGTCTCTTTAGTCGATATGATCAGGTCTGGATTACCTCTGTTGTCTAATAAAGCTTTATTCCAATCTTGCATACCGTTATCAAGCTGAGCAGCTCGTGAAGCAGCTTTCAAAGGCGAAAGACCAGTAGCAGGGTTAGCTGGATCAGGAATACAGAATCGAACTACGTTGTCTGTAGTGTAGTTACGAGAAAGCTTATCGATGCCTTCTTTACTAAGCTCTGAATAGCCCTGAATCAAAAAGTCATTGCCGACGATAGGCTTGATTCGGTCAGGCGATACAGGCCATAGAGCTGCACCAGCTTTCTCATATGCTGAGCCTGTCAATGAGAGCCACTTTAGTAAAAGTCCGATCTGCTCCGCAGATGAAAAGTCTATATTGGGACTTGCTAATAGTTTAGATAATGGGTGATTCCAGTTAGCCTCTCCGTTTGCATTGTGTACTACAAGAGGCGCAGTAGAGCCAGTTTCACTAATCATCTTCACAGCTAGATATACCCAGCCAGAAATCTGCATACCTTCTCTATTAGCCTTATCAACGCTCATGTCATTCCATTTTGCTTTGCCAATAGTAAACATCTCACGAGCACTAAGTGCTGCATTTCTGACATCCATGTCATATTCATTCATTAGATTGCCTCCCAAGGCTTTTGAGGCCAAACAACCTTGTCAGGACTCTCAAAGTTAATAGTTATATCTCTTAAATCTTTTCTGTATTGAGCAAGCGCCAGAAGCTCGGCTGATACATCTTCTCCAAGAATTTTTTTGTCACCAATTTGTTCTGCCCAATTATCCGCTTCTAAAAGCAGTTTGTTCCGAGCTATTCGATGTTCTTTCCAGTTGTGGACTTTAACTGGCTCTTCAATAACTAAAACACCGTTCTCATATTTGACGATTTTTGATTTGTAATTAGATTTTAAAATCTCGGCTTGAGATTCAGTCAATTCAACGACATTTGGGCCTGCTGCGGAAGCTGGTCCTGTGATTACGTTATTTATAGTTTTTACAAGCATTTGAAATTCCTTTTCTAAAACTTCATGTAATGTTTAAGACTGCCATTGTCGGGAATAGCAGGAACTACGATTTCATCTTCTAGTGAATCGTAAATAAACAGTTTGCAGATAACACCTTCTGAACTTACAGCGAGTAACAAACCATTTGATATCAAAATGGCCCTAGGACTTGTTACAGGCTGAATCCACTCTAGATACAATGGAATGTTTTTAAAGCCGGGATAAAGATTCAGGCCATCCCATTGATCTTCAACAATTAAGGCTCCTCTATAGGACTTTAAAGTTGGTCCTATCGGTGACAGAACGCTATTGCCAGCCCAGAATCCGCCATCATCTACAATCGAAACCGATCCACTTGAGTAGTAAACAAAGTTGTCGTTTTGAAATGTAATTCCGTTGATCTCAAAACCTGATGCATAAATATTTCCAGCTTCAGCACTATCGAATCGAAGCAGGGCTTTATTTGATGTTACTAATAATCTATTTTCAGTTTGATTGGCTACGATC